GCACAACTCAAAGCAGGAGGGATGATGGACACGTAGTTGCAACCCTGGTACAGTCGCAAGTCGCCCTTGCTGGAGGTGTTATGGATAGAGGCCGCTTTGATGTTGTTGGCATGTAGATTGATGATGTCAGTGTCAGCGAAGTCAATCTTTGTCTGATCGTCCTCGCCAAGTTTGATGTCAGTAGCCAGGATGCTGGTCACGGTGGTCAGTGCCGCATCCAGATCGAAGTCCGTTCCAGTAAGGGTCAGTCCATCCCCGGCTGTATAGGTGGTGTCAGTTATCGCTATATCGCTGCCATTGATAGCGAAGGTCTTGCCTGATGCGATGTCTATGCCGCCGTCATCTATGGTGACGATATCAGTTCCATCAACATCAAAGACAAACTTCCCTTTGTTTGCCGTACCAGATGCCGCTGCTGTAGCAAACTCCACGTTACAGAGCGTCTGAGCCCCGGAATCATAGTTAGCCGTGATAATCAGTCTTTCTGCCGATGCGGAACCAAGGCTGATGGTAGGGTTACCGTTGTTCACCGCGTTATACATGGTGATATCGCCCGCCACGATATTAGTCGTAGCGCACGCCTTACCGATGGTGCCAAGGTTAGAGAGAGTATCTATTGCCCCTTCAATGGTAGCTTCAGTTGTGGCATCTAAGGCATCTATCAGGTTGAGTGAAGTCGTATCTCCACCAGAGAAAATCTTACTGCAAGCAAGGGTGATACAACCGCCGCTCACGGTTAAATCACCAGATACAGTGGCGTTGCCTGTAATGGTTAAAGTAGAACCATCGCCAGATATGTATTCCCCGCCCGCATCATTGAAGTACAGCTTCTGGGTGCCGCTGATTAGAATGTCCCCGCCGTGGAAGACGGTACGACCATTCGCACCACATAACTTCAGCAAGCCCTTAGAGTTACCACCGTCACTAACCAAGAACATGATGTCGCCATCATTGGTTAGGTTAGATACAACCAATGAGTTCGCAGCCGTACCTAGATGGTCTGAAGTGCCTTCAATTAGGTTCGTTACTTCAGCGTCTGCCGATATAGAACCTGTACTGTGCATGATGGCAGTGTCTCCGGTCGTACCCAACCAGAGGATGGCATCGTCTGGGACACCGGGGGACCTAGCGATTACCCGCTTGTCTATAATCTGGGCAGTGGCAATGGCTGTATCGCCCGCAGGGACGTGTACAGCGGCCAAAGTTGCTGTATTGCTGGGCAAGGACGGGAACACAGCATTAGACGCCGCAGTGCCAGCCGTGACGACAAGCGCACCGGATGTATTGATACTGATTAGGTCAAACCTGGGATTACTAGCATCGGCAGTGCCGATGGTAGCGTTCCCTGCTGATATGGCGTAGTGCGTACCAGCAATCATTACCGTACCTGCCGCCACTGCGACAGTCATGTCCGGTGTACTTTGGGCGGTGACAGCACCGCCCGTAACGACACCATCACCGTTGTATGCCGCTACCAGAATGGCTATGTCTTGCGCGTCTATTTCAGACTGGCTAGAGCTGCTGCCAGCATCCCCTTGGTTTGGTATCGTGAAAGCCATCGGTTACTCCGTGTACAGGACAGTCAGGGTTACATTGGTTCCTGGGATATCCGCGTAGATAGCCGTGTTGAACTGCACAGGCGTATTAGACAGGTCAATGAAGCTCTGGCTACTCGCCTGCGCAAAGCCGTGCAACAAGTCTGTACCGCTGTCATCAGTGGAGTCATTTAACTGCCAGAGGCCACCGGTGGCAGCAGCACTGGCTATCACGCCATACACGATGCCAACGCCTGTAGTCACTTGGCCATCCGAGCTTTTAATACTTGTCTTCACAAAGGGCATAGTTACTCCTCTGGAGCGTGTACCTTATTCATGTGAGCAGACAATTTCATTTTGGCCGCTTGTTGTGTTTTGGCCTCAAAAGTCTCTTCGCATTCAGTACAGGATTCAGTTTTAGGATCGGCGTTATAAGAACGCTTGCTGCGCTTAGGGGCTTCAGCTTCAATGTTTTGAATTGCCTGGGCAGCTTGAGCTTGACCAACAAGAGCCTCCAGTAGGCTGCGGTTCAGCAACCTATCTTCTTCTTGGATAGTGCGCTCTGCGCGACTATTCATCTCCCCATACTCACTCTTATGCCTATGCTTCATATGGAGATCTAATTCTAGTTCATTGCGTAAGTTAGCCTTACGGCATGTAGGAAACCCCATGGCCGCCCATTCTGCGCGGTCTGGGGCATCAGCATGTAACCGACAAAGAACACTGCCACCGACATGAGGTATCTTCGGGTCAACAGTCGTGAAAGCGCGCCTGCCATCTTCTAATTTCTTGCTCAACTGACTCTGAAGCATATTAGCATTCACGCGGCTACGGTCACCCGTTTCCACATTCCACACCCAGAGATATGCCGCTTCGTCTATGGACGATATCTTCATGGGCGCATCCAGTTCAGCATCTCCGTTATGTACAACCTGATTCACGTTGACACTGCTGCCAGATTCGGTGCCGGTGGCATCCATATCTAGAAGCTGCTCCAAGATAGAAGGATCTGTCACTGTAATATCAGTTGTCCACGGTTCTCGTTCGGTAGTCATATCGCTCCTCTAACGGTACTTCCGCCCGGGCCAAATGTACTATGCCCAGACATAAGCCTTTTTTGTTGATCTAATTGATTAAAGTAATCCTGCCAGATATCCCGACGAGGGGCCATTTCGTCTTGCTGTTGATCTCGTAGGGCGTTGGCAATGTCCTGTAATTCTCCAACGGTGTGTACGATGGTGACATTGCCCGTACGTTCATCCTTAACCGCACCTGGGAGATGGAACTCCGAAGTGGTGAAGGATTCATACGGGCCCATGTCAAGCATGTGTTTCGCCGGTTTGTCATAGCGAATCACGTAGGTTACTTGGTACCTACGCAACTTGCTATTATTCTCATCTAGCTGGTACAGCTCCGAGAGCCGTAGGCACGGTTCATCGGGGCTGACTTCGTCAATCAGAAGCACCATTAGCTAGAGGCGCCCTTAATGACTGCAAAGCTAATAACAAGGGCTTCACTCAGCGAACCGCCGCTAACATTTTTGACGCCAATCTTAAAAGATCCAGACGCGGGTGTGTGGGCCTGGACCACATAAGAACCAATGGTTCCACCAGAGCTGTGATTAACAATCACAACGTCTGTTGCAGCAACATTGGAGTTATTCACCTGAAACGAGACTATAGCGTCGTCTCCGAGCGCAGCCCCGTTCATGGTGATTTGGCCACTGTGAGTGTTGAGGGTGACGGCGGTGCTTTTATTGGTAGCCTGAGTTACAGTTCCACCGTCAGCTACGTTAATGGTTCCGGAAACGATTTCAATATCGCCAGTCCCATCATCAAAACGTGCGACGGTAGTTCCGTCCACGTCTACGTCCAGGCGCGAGTTTGCGCCGTCCCATTTCCAGCCTCTACGTGAAGGCATCTTCTACTCCTTATAGCGGCGTCGCCGCAGATGATATAAGGAGTCCCCCGCCCGGTGCGTTTGCATGCATGGGGCGGGGAGGCTCCTATTTAGTTGTACCTAGACAGTCCAGTCGCGGTTGGCCTCGACCAACAGATAATCGCATTCGATAATGCTCATTTGAGTCGTATTGGCAGCAGCCGCAAGGCATACAGCCATATTGGTGGTCGTCGATGCAGCACCAGCTACTGTCTTTTTCAGTACGCCGTCTATCCAAAATTCACATTGACCGTTAGGAGCTACTTCTAAGCGAAGCACCTGCCAGTCACCGGCCACGGCAACATTATTAAGTTGGGCATCAGTAGACGTAGTTGTAGCAGTAGCAGTCCCGCCATTATGAATGGCGTGCCAGTCTCCAGCCACAGTGGTAAGTTCGTCACTCAGATAAAAACCAACAAGGTCGGCTGGCATCGTGAGAGTAGTGGCAGAACCACCGTTTATCACGATGTCTTCCAGTTGTTCATCGGTTGACAGGATACTCGTCAAACCAAAGAATACCTCTTTGGTGTCCAGATCGGGGAGCTGTATCCTGGCTTCCAACGTAATCGGGGCCATCTTTTCAACATCGAATGCAATTGCTGTTCCGATGAAAGCTGTATCAGCGTCAGTATCTCCGCTATTAATCGAAATAGCACCAGAAAGCGGTGCCGCTGAACTCTGCTTGAAGCCCGCGTCGTTATCCTCTATGCCCTCACCACCGCCATAGAAATCTCCAAACGGATAAGCAACCACTGAGGCAGGGTCGTCTTGCATAGCTAAGGTCGCCCCTACGCCCATGAAGTCATTGAATAGTCGGATTCGTCCGACGCCTGAGTTAGCCATGATATTCACCTACTTGTTTGAGCTTTAGCTCTAAATTTCGTATACGCTCCCTGTAGGGAGCCACTACCAGGGATATGTTATCCCTGGGGACAGCGGCCAGGTTCTCTAACCGTACGTCCCCAGGTTGACCATTCAAGTTGTGTACGACCCACCCTTTCGGTATGGGGCCATGGGCCTCAGACCATATGGTGCGACGTACGTTCATTAGCTAGTTGGGGCAGTGGCGTCAGAGTAAATCTCATACAGCCAGTTTCCTGCGGAGCGTTCACCGTAGGCATATTCATCATAGAGGAATACGCTGGTAGCTCCACCGCCGATATGCGGCTCACGGCGAGTCTCGGTATGGGGCGAGATGCCCTGCACCAAGATGATAGCCTCTTGAGCAAAGACTCCGCCCTTGGCATCAGACTCACTGTCGATGGAAATGTTCCCATCTTCGTAGATCTGGACGTTAGCAATCATGCCCTGATACTTCTCTGCGAAGACGCGAGCGGTTGGCCCTTCTTGCAGATTGTACGTACCAACACCGGCTGTGATCTCGTCATACAGGTCCTTGATCTGGAAACCATGCAGGACGGCTCTGATAGGCTCATTGCCCGGCTCAGTAGCATTGCTGGTGATACGGTGGCCCGCAGCAGCAATATGACCACTGGTGAGCGTTGTACCCTCACCGGCGAGGTTGTTGGTAGCTCCGTCAAGGACGGTCAGACCGTCTTCATCCTTCTTGCGTTGGATGGCGTTCTGGGCAAGGCTGCCAACCTTAGAATATGCAATTGAGGATATACGGGCCGCAACGCGGTCAGTAATAAGAGTTTGGATGGCAACCACAGTCGGGGTGATCGTGAGCAGGGTATCACTCATTTGCTGTGGGTTGTCCAGCCGAGTGGTTTCAGTCACGGTCTGAGCAGTGAGTTGCGCCATCGTGACCTCACGCCAACTGGTACCGGTACCCTCGGAAAGGGTAACCTTGTCTACCAAGTTAGGCATGACGCCTTCAAATTCACGCGTTTGCCGTGCGCTTGCTACAACTGTGGGCAAGCTGTCGGCAAGCGATTGTGTAATAGTATCGCCTACAGCCATCGAAGAATCTCCTTGTTAAC